CATTACAGGCGGTCATCGTCTCGGCAAGCGGAATACCCTTTACGAAGTAATCCACCATAGCCTTTTTGACGATTGTCGCATTGTTGTTTATCGCCCATGCACCCTTGACCGAGATACCGTAGTTAAGATAGCCACCGACCGTTTTAACTTCGTCATTTTCCTTGATTATGAGGAGATTGTTTACATCTTTAATCCAAATCTTGGAAATATGGTCGGTTTCAAGCTCGAAGCCGGTCTCTTTCTGCCAGTCAACCTCGATCTTTTCGGCTATTGCCAGCTCGCTTTTATCTACCGAGTAAGCAAGACCGTCGGTATTAAGGTTGAGCAGCGTTATCGTCTTACACGCCTTTAGCAGACGCATCGTAAGCACCGTCAGGAAGAGCTGACCGCTTATCCGGAGAGAGCGCGTCGGGAGCGGGTCGTACAGGTCGTTGTACGGGTTTTCTTGCGCTCCGGAGACGGTATTGAGAGGCAGTTTCAGATCTTTCGCAAGCTGTTTGTCGCTTGTCTTTTTCGCGTTGATCCTGTCTCGCCGTATCTGATAGAACAGCTCCGGGTCGGGAACATTCCGCGACAGGTACTTGTACAGCTCGATAAGCGAAGGATACAGGCTCGATACATCCGAGTTCCGTATAACTCGATTCTTGGTGGCTTCCTCGAAATAGCAGAGAAGCGAACCGTGAACGCCTCCCCAGGCGTACTTGCAGAGCATACCGCCGATCTCGATATCGAGTGACCGTGAGAACAGGTCATCGTCCGGAATACTCTTGTCGTGTATCTGCTCGAAGAAGTCGAGTATTTCCTGCGGAATTATCGACAGGTCGAGATTTTGTGGATAAACGTACTCTCTACCATCGTTCCTCGGCACATACTTTGCTTTCAGCATCATTGCTGTTAGCTTTGCGTTTGTGGAGCCGAGAGCGGTGATCTCGTCTATCTTGGCCCGCCTACCAAGGTTCGCTTTGGTTTGCAGATAATCTTTCCGGAGATCGATAAGTTTTTCTGTAGCATCGACATCGTGCTTGCAGTAAAACTCCATCTCTTCCCGCTCGGCTTCTGTAAGCGGTCGGTCGATATCGAACGGTACCGTAGTTTCCCGGATATCCATTCCGAGGTGACCTTCGATGGCCTTTATCGATAATCCCTGCTGCACATCGTCTCTAATGTCTATGTTATTAAAGACAATCTGAGGAGTGTTCAGCCCCGGATACTGCCAGCCTTGCCCGCCTCCGATAATGAAGTCGTTTAGCTTCTTTATCTCCTGCGGCGTAAACCCGTTTATGATCGCATAGATGATATAGCGGTCATAATTCTTCGAGTTAAAACCACAAAAGGCGTAATCTGGTCGGATACAGGCGGTAAGTTCTTCGGCATCGTTCCAGATGGCCGTATAGGTCTTTGTGGTATAGTCCTTAAAGACGACGAGCCAGTCGTAAGCGGTAACCTCGATATCGTAGGTTACGAGTCTCATTGGTCTTGCTGTCGAAGATAGGTATCTTCCGTATAGACCATCGCTCCGACATGTCCGCACTTGATGGTACTGTCGCACCACATTTTGTACCCGGCCTCGGTAGCTCGCACATTGAACGAGTAGTCTTCCGACAGCCCCGGAATCGGGTTAAAGGGACTCATCCCGAATTGCTGTGCAAGGTCTTTGATCATGCTAACCTTGGTAAGACAGCATCCGAAACCGCCACCGGCGATCTCGAAAAAAGAATCTCTCGGATAGTCGAAATATCGGGTCGCTTTAGCTGACAGAAGCCCGTTTTCGTCTTCGTCTACTTTGATCTCTTTGCAGATTACCGGCGCTGTCGGCAAGGCGCGAGCGAAGTAAATACCGCTGATATAGTCGTAATCGTTCTCTACCGCCTTATCGACGAGCTTCTTTACGGTATCAGCCGGGAAGATCATATCGGAATCGAGCCAGAGGATATAATCGAATCCACCCTCGATAGCCTTCTTTGCGAGGCGAGTACGGGCCATATAGATCAGAGTACCGACCTCGACCGCCACCTGAAGCGGATAATCCGACGAAAGGAGTTCAAGAAGAGACATCATAAAACCCGCTTCGACGGTATGATACATAGGAATCGCCAACATAATTTTCGGTTTGTCCATTCTAATCCTCCATAAAATAACAACCATTCTTCCGGTAAGTCGTACACCGTTTCTTGTACGAGTTTTGCAGATACCGAATGTTATCCACAAAGTCGTATACAATCGGGTCGGCTTTCCCGGCGTGAGTCCTTGCCACCCGTCCGACAGCCTGAGTGATGACCGCGAAGTCTTTTTGCGGCGTTGCCAGGTATAGTCGTTCGAGGCGCGGGATATCGAGTCCTTCTTTTGCGAGAGCGTAAGTGGCGAAGAGATACTTCTTTTCTCCGGTACGCATATCCTCGATGGCTTTATCTCGTGCCGCTTTTCCGCTCTTACTCGTCATCTTTCCGCTGACCATAACCGCGTCGGAGAGCATTTCTGACGGGAGCATAGCCATCAGTTTTGCCAGATGGTCGAGCCGGTCGGAAAGAATCAGTCCGGGATGATCTCGGTTTTCGGTAATCGTGTCGGCGATTATCCGGTTCCGTTCCTCGTCCGTCGTCAGATAGGTAATCATACCGTTGTAGTTGAGCGTACCGTCAGGGAAGAGGCACCGATTAGTAAGCGGAGTACCCGTGGCAATAGGCTTTATGCCTACTGTCATCGTCTTATCGGCTACCGCAGAATCGGGAACCGCGTATACCGTCTCACCGAGTAAGGCGAAGGTGCTTTTGATAAGACCGTCAGCTCGATGCACCGTTGCTGAGAGGCCGTATTTATGCCTTGCCGCGAGGCCGTTTAAGACCTTGGAAAACATCGTCACGCCACGAGCGGACGCGGCGACCTTGTGGCACTCGTCAACGACGATACAGTCCCAAACATCCCGGTAGAGGCTGAGATCGAGGCTTGCCATAGTCTGTATTGTGGCAAAGGTTATTCCCTCTCCGATATTCACTTTGCCCTCGGTGATCGTTCCCATAAGCTCTTTCGGGAGATACCGTTCGGCTCGTTCTTTGCTCTGGTTCAGCAGATCGTGAGTATGCGTCAGCCAGAGAGCCTTGCACCCAAGCTCGGCAATAAGGGCAATTCCCATCTGCGTCTTACCGGAACCGGCTTTACTTTGCAGGATACCGTAGGCGGCTTCTTTCATCTTGTCTACGGCAATTCGTTGATAGTCGTAAAGCGGTACGGCATTTTGTGGATAATTGACCGGCGGGTGATAGTCGAAACACGGTTTTACGGTAGCATCTACCCAAATATTCCGGGGAAGCTGCCGAAGCACTCCGAACGGCAGGATGAGCTTTTGTTCGTCCGTCTCGTAAAGGTAAATCTTCCGAGGCGTATTCCCTGTCCAGAAGCCCATTCTCTGCTTCCGCTGAAACTCGGGATTGTCCAGTTCGAGATTGTCCTGTGCCCAAGTCCATACCTGGTCGGTGGGATTATGAATCCGTAATTGGTTAGCAACGAATATTAGCATATGCGCCTCAACCAATCCGAAAGAGGTGTTCCCTCTTTCTGTATCTCTGCCAGAGTCAGGGCCTTTACATCCTCTCGGATATAAAACTTGATGGTCGGGAAGGAGATCATATGAATTTCACCTTCCGGCAGCTTGAACGCGAACCATCCAAATTCCCGAGTCCGTTCCTCCCACAGCGTCATTGCGTTGTACTGGTTTTCTTCCACGCGAGAGAGCGGGAAGGTCTTTCCGGTGCAGACCTTACAGTCGATAAGGAAGAACCGACTGCCTTTACCGGCGATAATGTCCGCGGGCTGTCCTGCGGCGTTCTGTGCGAGGCGGTGTACCCAAAAGCCTTTGTCGAACAGATACCACGCCAGCTCGTTTTCAAAGTCGTTCCCTAACTTTCGGTTAGTAGGCATTAGCAATCCTCCAAGTAAGGGCCGAGAGCAGGAAGCAAGAGAATCCACCGGCGGCACGACCAATCGTAATCCAGGTCGAAGGAACCTCTTTTCCAATCTCTAAGGCATAATCCACGCTTCCGGCAGCACCCATAACGAGCAGCAGACCAGCGAGCGAAAGTACCACAGACAATACCTTGAAAAATTTAGCTAACATATCATTACCTCGTATTTTCGATTTTAAGCCCTTTGAAATACTGTGACGGGTATTTCCTCCTCTTTGTCACCAGAAACGCTTTTAGAGGCGTTCTGAGCGGTTTTAGAGGCATCGTAGGTATCTACCTCCGCTCGCATAATCGAGAGTACCCGTCTTGCGATAATTCTGGCCGCCTCGTCAGACAGCCGATTCGTACTCATCCAGAATCTCCTTTGCCAAGGCCATTACCGTGTCGGCCTGTGGCCCCTCTCTGCGTCCGTTCAGGTACATAGACAGAGCTGTCTTATCCACCGTGACTCCACGCTCCCGTAGCTTATCTACAAGCCAGTTCTGCGTCTTGTCGTTGAGGATAAGAGAAACCTTTATCTTCTTCCCCTCCGTCATATCAAATCCTCCCTAAATTTTATTTGTCAACTTGTTGACAAGACGGAAAAGACCTGTTAGAATGAAGTTCCCCAACTTTCATTTCTTAGCTATCGGAATTACCGAGGCGATCTTTTCTTTACCCTTTTTCGGGTAGCAACTTGTTGACACTGAGAAGTATATACCATTTCTTAAGTAGTGTCAACTAATTTTTGAAAAAATTCTTAAATAATTTTTAGTAAGCATTTGAGGTGAATGTAATGGCAACTGACACTTACAAGTATTTTGACGCAATTCTTAAGCAAAAAGGTATTACTGCCTATCGTGTAGCTACTGATTTGAATATGCGGTCAGTAATGTTTACCCACTGGAAACAGAGTAAATCTCAGCCTAAGTACGATAAATTAAGTATGATTGCCAATTATCTCGGTGTAACGGTAGATGATCTCACCGGAACAACGGAGGCTCCGGTCGTAAAGCCGATGATAACCGACCAGGACCTTATGTTCGCCCTGTTCGGTGACGATGAGAATATCACCAAGGATGATCTCGAAGATGTAAAACGCTTTGCTCAGTTTATAAAGGAGAAGAAAAGTCAGTGACAGAAGAAGAGGTATACAAAGTCATTGCCGAGGAAGGAGCCGTATTAGAAGAATTCTCGCTTACTAACCGAGAAGCACTGTCCATTCTCACACCGGATGGTATGTTCATTGCCGTAGACAAAGACAAGATCGGCACTCCGGAACAGTGGATAGTCGTGACAATGCACGAGGCCGGGCATTGTGCCACCGGTTCCTTCTATACCGAGAAGTTCCCGTTTGAGACTCGCCGCAGACTGGAAGAGCGGGCCGACAGATGGGCAATAAAAAAGCTCGTGCCGGAGGCCGAGCTGAACGAGGCGGTATCTAAGGGTATTACATCCCCCTGGGAGCTTGCCGAACATTTCAATGTGACCGAAGAGTTCATCAGAAAGGCAGTCGAATACTATGAATGTCGTTCTCTATATGCGGTATAGCTCGGATATGCAGACCGAGCAGTCTATCGAAGGTCAGGATAGAGTCTGTACGGAATACTGCCTCCGAAACGGATATACCATTATCCACAAGTATATAGATCGGGCCACTTCTGCCTATAAGCACACCGAAAAACGCCTCCAGTTTAACCAGATGATAAAGGACGCGGAGAAGCAGAAGTTCGAGGCGGTCGTGGTCTATAAGCTCGACAGGTTCGCCCGGAACAGATACGACTCGGCTATTAGCAAAGCCAAACTTGCCAAGAGCGGAGTAAAGGTCTTATCCGCTACGGAGGGAATATCTGACTCTCCGGAGGGAGTCATTCTCGAATCCGTCCTCGAAGGAATGGCAGAGTATTACTCAATGGAGCTTGCCCAGAAGGTCAGACGAGGCCAGAAAGAATCCGAAGCAAAAGGAAACCATCTCGGGCCGGTGCCCTTTGGCTATAAGGTCGTAAACAAAAAACTTGTCATTGACGAACAGCAAGCGCAAATTGTCAGAGAAGCCTTTGATCTGTATACCTGTGGAGCGACAAGGCCCGAAGTAGCAAAGACTCTGAACGACAAAGGATACCGTACTGCTAAAGGCCAGCCGTTCACAAAAAACTCGTTTAGTAATATGTTCCGAAACGAACGGTATCTCGGAGTATATCTCCACGCGGATACGCGGATAGAAGGTGGAATCCCTGCCATTATCGACCGAGATACCTTCGAGGCAGCACAGATTGTGCGGAAGAAAAATGCCGGTACTCCGGGGAAGGGAAAAGCCAAAGTGAAGTATCTGCTGTCAGGAAAGCTCTTCTGCGGGCATTGTGGTAGTACAATGGTAGGTGAAAGCGGGCACTCTCATACCGGAGCAGTATACTATTATTACGCCTGTCAGAACCGGAAGAAGCATAAGTCCTGCGATAAACGGCCCGTTGCTAAAGAATGGATTGAAAACCTTGTAGCAGAAGAAAACAGTATAAACAATCTGATTCTGATGATTGAAAAGGGCCTCGCAAGCGACTCAGTTATAGGCCGAATCGAAGCACTCGAAGAAAGGAAGAAACAGCTTGAAACGGAGATGGCCATCGAGGAAGGAAAGCAGTTTGCCATTACTAAAGAGCAGATTGTATGGTGGTTGAACAGGTTTGTATCGGAAGAATCCATCTCTCCGTATATGGTTGAAAGTCTGATTGACGCACTCGTTCAGTCGGTTACCATCTGGGATGAGCCTGACGGAAAATACCGTATAACCGTCAAGTATAACATTACCGGAGATACTTCTGAACAGGTCGAGAGTTCGGATATAGACGGCGATGAACCAGTTGCAAGCTCAAATCCGAACCTTTTTATCCGAAATCGGGTACTGGTTCACACCTTTTATAGCAGGCCTTGACGGTCTGCTTTTTTTCTGCAAGCAAAAGACCGGCCTTGCGGCCGGCCCTTTGCGGAGGAAGAGAGAAGAAAGGAAAGGGTTTATCGAAAATTAGGAGTTGTTGGTCTTATTGTACTGAACGGTCGATACTCCGATCAGTACACCGAGGAAGGTGCAGACTCCATTGATAGTCTGCGAAATCTCTTTGCCAAACGGCAAGTGCCACACTTCCGCGATCAGGCTATACAGGACAGCCGAGGCCGGGAGGAAGCAAAGAGTCAGCCACTTGAGGCACTCATACATTTTATCTGAGAGAAAGTTTTTCATAGCTATCACCCGAACAGAAGCGTACCGAAGGTCTCGGTACCAGCCGTACCATCAGCCACGATACCGTGATCTCGCTGATAGGAGATAAGCACTTTCTTGGTCTCAGCACCGAAGTATCCATCCACACCGCCTACGATGTCGTAGCCGTTGCCGATAAGAGCGGCCTGAAGGATCTCAACGGCCTGTCCCTTACTACCCTGTTTGAGCAGGAAAGAAAGCTCGGGCATATCCAAACGGTTTTCGTCGTCGGGAATTTCGATCGGAGCATTTTCCTCGATTTTCTCCCACGGAATACGGACGGTGGCGACCACACGAGCGTCACGATAGGCAATCTCACGAATACCTACAGTGTCGTTGTAGTTAAACTCGCCGACGCGCATAATGGCATCGTCTGCTGTCTTGCCCGACACCCCGATACAAAGGCCGATATGGTCATAGCGGGAAGAGGAGTTGGGCCAGTGATAATAGACGAGATCGAGAACACGAGGCGTATCATCTGCCGGAGTACGCCAGCCGCGCTGTTCCATCCAGGCGAGGTTATAACCGACCGAAGAACCCTGCGGAGAAGTATCCGGATAAAACTCAGCGGGGACTCCTGCGTGACGCATAATCCAGGTCTGGCCCATTACGCACCAGTCAGAACGGCTGAAATCAAGCCCGGTCTCGGGTATCACCGTATCAGTGTACCACTGACCATACTTTGTCCAACCATCAGCTCGTTCTCGATATCCGAGCTGGGAATTGAACAGTTCGAGAATCTTCTCTTTGATACTCATACTGCATCATCCTTTCTTATTAAGTCAGCGTAATATACTCGATAGTCGGAGTAGTGCCGGAAATAATCGTCATGCTGTGCCTCCTTCCAAATGCTTCGCAACCTGTTCCCGCTCAAAGTCGCGGTACTTAGCTTTTACGCCTTTCGCGTAGTCGAGAGCC